CAGTCATCACCATTATTGGCTAGTTGAAGGTCTATCTTGAATTCCAGAGCATAAGCTTTTATCATGGACACCATCAGGACGCAATTACCCAATGACGTGTTCATGTCTCCGCTCATTCTAGTGCCTTTAACTGTATATTTCAATTTCCCATCTGGTGTATATCCTGTGCAATGATTAAGCTCCTGTAGTTTCAGCAATTTCCCCAATCTATGTTTATGTTTTCCCTGAGGGAAGCAATTCAAATAGACTTGGTGTTCCCATCTAAGGGCCTCAAGTGATACATGCTGATCAAATCTGCTGGCATCCAAACCAACAGCTACAGGGTTTTTGTACATATCCCATTTTTCTTTCAAGATTTCTGCACTACGCTCTGCATTAAACCCTTTCAAAACGGTCGGGTGACCGAAAAGTTTCGCCAGTGATTTAAACAATCTATGTTCTAGAGGTTTCAAATATCTACCGACTTTAATGTTAAATTTCGGATCCCTAGGGGAGATAACCCTAGGGACTGGATCCTTCTTAGAGGTCCAATCCGTCTTTTCATACTTCACAAATACGTTCAGTTTTGCGTCATGCTCATCATTCGACCCACCCTCATGGATCTCCTGCAAAGCCTTCTGATAAAATACCTTCTTGCAGCCCTTATAACTGTCAACAAATGCTTGATGACTTACAGGGGCGGTCGAAGGAAGATATTGTCTCAAAAGATTCTCAGTATTTTCCAACACACGCTTAAAATGACCTGGAACTGGACGTGGTGGTCTGGAGAAAGAATCCCCACTTTTAACAGTGAAAACCCGTTCAACCACCGCTCGTTGCAAAGTTTTAATATCATTATTGAAAGGAACTATTTCTACGTCAGGTGCTACACCTGCAATCCTCGTATAACTACGTTCCCTAGGGCATCCCACAACGGTTTCCCATTGCAAACGGTCCTGGTGCATCTCTGGCACATCTTCCTGACCAGCCCTGCGCTCCACACCCTTATCAAAAATGACAATTGTGCTCTCATCACGCAGGTGCTGATCAAAATGTTGT